CTCGTTTGTCCTAGCGGTAGCCTCGCTGATATCCTTACGGAAGCAGCAGAGGTCCACGACATAGTGCATCAAGATGATGACGCTTTTGTCGACTCTGAGTCAGAATCGTCAGGTTCTGAAACAGAAGAGCCCGGACGCGTCATCGGTGACGCCGTCCGTGGCACCATCCGGTTTCGAAAAGATTCGAAATACCGGCTGAGATACGATGACCCATGGAAAATCCATGCAGGTTATCGCCTCGGTGACATGCTGGGTCAGAACCCAGAAATCACTGTCTGGTCTGGAGACGGAATTCGTCTCCAAGACCCGCTCCCAGCTAAGGTCCTAGGACCCAACTGGGAAGGATCGCCCAAATCGAAATGTCGATTTAATGCGATCGCGCGACACGACGTGAAACTTCACGTTGTGTACGAACACACTCACTGGGGCAAGGCCCTCAGGAAGTTGTGTAACGAGCAAGGACCTTACAAGTCCTGGGCTCGCACGCTAAGAACCCGTGTGAACAGGTTCCTTGGCGGATCAACCGACCCTTGTATGTCCAAGGAGCAGGTTGAATCCTTGTTTGAAGAACACAATCCTTCAATCAAGGCACGGTCCGATCGTCTCATTGAGATGCTGAAGACCGTCGACGGGATATTTCTGCAAAGATATCTTTGCTATCCCGAAGAAGTGTGGACATGGGAAAGATTCGACATGTTCACACTGGGAAACATCTCCTATCTTATAGGAGATGAGTTCCTGGATGGTACCCTCCGAGAGGAGGCGCTTTCCATCCAAACTTCCTACTCGCAAATGAAAGCGGCGAGGAAGTGGTTCAAGGCTGCGTCCCACAGGGGGGCCCTTGAACATGCACTCAATAACATGGAGATGACTCCAAGTCATTGGTGCCGGCAGTTCGTAAACGTCTGGCGACGTGCGGCTGCCGAGACAGGTGCGCGCAGGATATACATCCTGGGCATACTGTCCCAAACAAGGGGATGCGGAACGCCGCCCCCCTTGGTTGTCCTTCAGTCAAAGGTCAAGTTTTTGAAGACCATTTCACTGAAGAAACCTGTGGAGTCTAGCACGGCTAGGCAAATCCGACAGGCTGCACTGGACGAGGTGCTTAGCAACCTCGACGACAGTGCCTTCAC